CTATATCCTTGATTATAGGCTGACTGCTCTGTGTATCCTGCCTTTTTAGCTGCTTCTGTAGCGTTACGCAGAACGACATAGGCTTGGCAAAACTTTTCTTGTTTTTCATTTAGCATTCTATTTACTTCTATCAATCATCTTGTCAGACCCTGCACTGCTGCCAAAGTAATAGGCAATTACCGTGGATGCTGTGCCACCTAGCCAACCAATAGCTATATTAATAAAACTTTTGTCTTCAATCACAGGCCCTGTCCAGAATGTTACAAAGCCAATGTAGCCAAAGAAAGCCATCATAGTAAGAACTGCTAAAAGAGAAGGAACATTATCACGAAGCAACATCTCTCTCTGTCTTGCACTATTACGATCATCGCTATGAATCTTCTCTAAATCTACATCCAGTTTACGCATGTTTATTTTAAATTCATTATCAATTCTCTTTAGCTCTGCCAGTTGTTCTGGCGTAGCATTTTGAATTGCTGCTGATAGTTCGTCAGCAGTTGCGTCTGGCTTGCCAAGCAGCAACTCACTCACAGCCTTAGCAGCCATTCCTCCAAATGGGCCACCAAGGGCAGTACCAATAGCTGGAGCTACAGTTCTTAAAATTGATTTAGCTGTATCTAAAAGGTCCATATGTTTTTGCTCCTCTGTTTAAATGTCTCTTTTGTATTAGCAAGAGAGGTTTCAAATACAGAACCAGCTAGTGTGTTTTTTCCATAGAACTTATAAACTACATCAATATCTTCTCTTGAAAAAAGCCTCTCGCAGTCTTGTGCCATAGCTAGCAACTCACCAGTAGTCCAGAAATAATTATCTTTATGTTCAACTCTCATATACTTTAGACGACCTTGCTGATCCTTATCTAATTTCTTTTCTTCTGTCATATCACCATCTGGAATATTACAGTCAAAGCCAAACAAATGGAAATTTCTAAACCCTAGAATATGTGCCATACCAATAGCACGCATTGCTGAACATGTTCCTCCTGTTACAAATGTTGTCTCTGGTGAAATCTGTGGTTTTCCTTCAATAGTAAACTTACCCTCATCAAACTCTTTCTTAAGAGACTGAGAGTATGCATGCCAACCAACAAGGTTCTTTGTCTTTGACATTAGATACTTTGTAACATCTGCGTTAGTCATTGATGCGATAAAGAAAATGGTATCATTATCAACAGTTTCAAATAATTCCTTGCGCAAAACACCATGCGTACTAACACCATCAAGTGGTCTAGGGTCAAGAATAACACATCCATAAGGCTTAATCCCCTTCTTTAAAAGAAGAGGATAGCTGTGTTTTACACAGAAAACATAACCATTTTCTTTATGATCATTGATTACTTTTTTTAATTGGTTGAAGTTAATAGAAGGTCCTGCTGATACGATAATAGCATGTAGGTTATTCATTGGAAGCTTCTTAACAAAATCCCAGCCACCAATCAAAGACATATTTTCATATACATTATCAGTAATAACTTCTTTTTCTACAGAGTCCCTTGGCTTTACGACAATAGGCATTCGGGTCAGAGGTGCTGGAAGATTTGGAATCTTGTCATCCATTAGAACGACGGCTAGATGTGTGTATCCCCCACCCTTCACCCTATCTGTTGAGTGTAATACAAGTCCTCTCTTGTTCTTGATGGACTTCACAAGCCTGTTTGTTCCAAGATACTCTTCTCCTGGAATGTTTCCATTATCATCCTCTGAGAAGTAATCGTCAAAGACTACAACAGGTGAGTGCTTTAAATTTTCAAAGTCACTAATAACTGTAGCTTCGCTATGCCCACCATCAATGTAAGCAAAGTCTACATTCTTTACACTCTTGTGTGCGTTAGGTAACGTAACCTTTGAATCACCCTTGAATAATTTAAAGGTAAAGACCTTACCTTTTTGTTTCATTTCTTTAGCAAAAGTATTTAACCTATCGGTAACAGCTTGAAGTGTGTTGTGCCTTTTGCTATTTAGTTCAATACGATCTAGTTCTTCATTAGCTTCTTCAAACAAATCAAAGCCTACATAAGATACGGTGTTATGTGTCTTGAAGGCAGCACGTGCCATCTGAATAGCCCTGCCACCATTCCATGTTCCTACCTCAACTATATGCTTTGACTTATAGTGTTCAATTATAGTGCTAAGGCTAGCATATCTAGGAGCATTTACATCAGCAGCAACATCTGTTGGAACATTGTTCTTTAGATTACCTTTGTAGTGAATCATAAATTCAGACAGTGGTGATTGTGCAAAAGCAGAAAGACCTTTTACAGAGGGTGTAAGATTATGGGCTTTCATACCATGAGCAATATAGATTTTTAGAAGACGTTCAAAAATAAATCCATCATGCCACTCTCGGTATGACAGGACTTCACCAATGTCGTAGGCACCTCGTAAATCCCCTAATAGATAACCAGGGTTCTGATGGTTTAGATTAAAGGCAATAAAGGATGTTTCGCTGTAATCAACATCAGAACGTCCTAGATAAACAAGATCAGCACCACTTGGAATAATAGATTGAAGTGTATTGGGTGTAACTTTATTTGTCGTTATTGTGTCTGCATCAAGCCAAACTAACCAGCCAGCTAGAGGGTCATTCTCCATTCTGGAAAAAGCCTCATTGGTTAGTGCATATACTTTATGACACCATTTAATAGCATCAAGACGCCAGTTATATGGCATCGTGTTACCTTCTGTTCCATCATGCTTGGACATCCTCTCTCGATAGGCCAGCATATCTGAAACTTCATTAAGATTTTTATACTTAATGTGTTCTGCCTGTGGAAATCCTGAGACAGCTTGACTGTCGAAATCATGGTAGTAGGCAACAAGAGTAAGCGAAGGGTGCCACTTTTGTTTTACAGATTCAAGCATAGCTTTCGCATAACGGTTATAGCCATCTGGGTTAAAGGACGTAACAAATGTAAATGACATAGAAGATTCCTATATGGCCTGATCTAAGGCACTTAAAAATAAAATTTGAGAAGCTATATGCTTCCACTCTTCTGCATAAGTAATATCTGTTGTTCGACTAGGCTTCCACATTGAAAATGCTGGACCTCCTGTCGTGAAATGTACGTTGTGTGGATTCTCTTCAGTTGAATGTCCGTCTAGCCAATTCCAGCGAGGGTCGATAGAACCAATCTCTGAATCGTTTAGCCACCCAAATGAGTGTAGCCAACTTCCATTCTTAGTATTGACATCATCTACAGTAAAATTGTAGTGGGCAGGATGGTCACAATTCCACAGAATAAAACTAGACCAGTTCTTTCTGTGATAAATAGTTTGCGGCTGGTTGTCCATCTTAAGCTTATTGTCTGGAGCATAATTATGCTTAACAACCTGAACAGCATACTCATCTCTTTTACCATATTCTGCAAACAGCTTGTCAATATCTGTACGAACAAGCATATCGCAATCCATATAGAGTGCTAGTCCACTATACTGATTTAAAAATGGAACTAGAAACCTCGTAAAAGAAAATTCAGTTGAGAAAGGTTTATTATCAAAGTAATCAATAACCTTTCCATTAATCTCCTTACCAGCACGACGGTATAATCCAGCACGTCTTAGATCGGGCTGTGATAGGGGTACAATGTTATAGGTTTTGCTTGTATTTAAAATAATGGAATTTAAAAGAACCTTATAAGAGATATGCTCTTTAGGGTCGTATCCAATATAAATTGTAGGAAGTTTATTTGTATGGAAATTTACCATAGGTTATCCTCTATTATTTTTATTAAGTAGTGGCTCCAGGGGTAGGAATCGAACCTACGACAGGACGGTTAACAGCCGTCTGCTCTACCTCTGAGCTACCCTGGAAAATGTCGCCGTTCCAATACATATTGAAATGTATCAGAACGGCGACATGGCAGTTAGTCAATAGGTACACTAATCTCCTTATCTTCTTCAGAAGTAATTTTCTCAATTGTAATAGTCAGCATTCCATTAATCATTGATGCTTTACTTACTTTAGTTTTATCAGACAAAGCAAAGATTCGTACAAACTTCCTTGATGCAATTCCCCTGGAAATAATTTCATGAGGCTCAGTCGAAGACTCTTTTTTGTCACCACTCACTGTGAGTGTATTATTTTTTACGACAATTAAAATATCCTCTTTTGAGAAACCTGCTAGGGCAATTTCAATTGTAGATAGATTGCCGTTTCTTTTAATGTTATAGGGTGGATATGAAGTAGAAGATAGCCAGCTATCATTAATTTTATTTAGTAGGTTGAACTGATCTTCAAAGCCAAATCCAAAATTGTCGAGACGGTCAAACATCTGTTTTACCGCTGGGTTAATTCCTGTCAATGAGTTCATTTACATCTCCTATATTAGGCAAGATAAATAACAATGCTGGCCTATTTAAGCACCAGCATTATTAGTATATAAAATTTTATATGAAAGTGTCAACAAAAAAAATGGTGGTCCTGCCTGGATTTGAACCAGGACTGTAGGTTTAGAAGACCCATGTGCTATCCATTACACCACAGAACCGACCACTCACTATACCCCGCAACTTCCTCCATGTCCAGTAATAGAACAGATGTCGTGAGTCTCTAGACCTTCTTCAAATTCTTCACCTAGTTTTTCTACAGCCTCTTTATAAGACACACTACTAAGCGGTTGTCCTCCTCGGCATCCGTCTGGGTACACCGTGAAACCTCGCAGCCTGTGAGCATAACTGGCAAGAGTACTACAAAAGTCATTAACAGTATCCTCATTGTTTAACTTTGTACCCCATGATGGAAGATTAATAGTGCTACTAATTGACATATCAACATAGTCCTGAACGTCAGCTTGAAACCTAATACGACGTTCGTAATCTTGTGACAAGTCTAGGGCTGACTCAATATCATCTGGATTAGTTCCATAGATGTTGATGATTTCTTGTGCTGCACTGTCTACTACATATTGATAGTGCCAGCGTGAGTTTCCTTTTAGATACCTCCTCTTGTAAGCAACAGCGAATATAGGCTCAATCCCAGTAGAAGTACCAGCAAGAATCCCAATACTGCCTGTCGGCGCAATAGCTCGATTAGCAACAGGAACGGAAATAGAAAGATCATTAGCAAAAGAACGGCTAGTATAGTCAGAGACGCCCTTATAGACACCAAGCCATTTATGCAATTCTGGAGTAACCTCATAACGATATCCTCTTTTAATCAACCATTCGTGCATTCCCATAAGACCAAGACCAAGACGACGGTTCTTGTTTCTTACTTCGTACACCTTGTTATATGGAAGTTTTGCACGCAATGTTCCACACATTAAAAACTTTGTAGCTAGTTCTACAATATCTTTAAACTCTTCTAGGCTATCAATTCTACCCATGTTGATTGAACCTAAATTACAAACATCCGAATCATCCTCAGATGTTACTTCTGTGCAGGCGTTACGTAGTGTTTCATTTTCCTTGTCAAAGAAGTTGAATGAAAACCCAGGCTCTGCTGTAGATAGGGCTTGAATAACATTCTTCTTAAACACTGAGCCTACATCACCAGTGTTCCAGTAGTTTAGAAGCCATTCAGTATCATAGTTTACTGAGATGTTTGTCATATCAAGAGGGGCAGTAAAGTTAAAGTCCTGCTCTTTAATCTGACCTACACTAAATCCTGTATTTCCAACGGGCATGTTGTACCAATTCTTGGCATCAAGAAACTTATCAACATCCTTATGCTTCCAGTTAAGGCTAGCATAGATAGCACTGCGCCTGCTTCCTCCCTGCATTACGCGACGACCAATCTCATTAATCATCTGCATCTTAGGAATGGGGCCTGATGATAAACCACCAGTTCCTGATAGGATACGACCTTCTTCACGATAACGAGAGTAGTCAATCCCAATACCACCGCCAGTCATTAGGCAAGACTCTGACTTCCATGACAGGTCTGCCCAATCTTCTCTCGTGTCAGTTTCTGCTCGAAGCAAATAGCAGTTGTTAAAGAATTTGTTTGGTCGTCCAGCATAGTATAGATAACGACCACCAGGAATAAACTTTAAGTCAGTAATATACTTTATGATATCTGCCTTATCTGACATTGATATATTATCTTGGCATACATCACCAACAAGGACCGAAGCGAGAGATTCCCACGTCTCACACCCATGATGGGCATACTTATGTTTGAAAATATCTTCTGAAAATTTAGAACGAAACATAGGATTTTCATTAGAAATAAATCTTTGCATACAAGCACCTCTAAGTTTTATTGGATTGGGAATCAATGAATAACATTATCATAGCATAGTGAATAATCTTGAGCAAGTCCTTACGGTTTCTTCCATCCTTTTTCCCATACCTCTTCCAGTACTTCAGTATGTTACCCATACAAAAACCTTCCCCAAAACCAGCATCAAGAATAGTATCTGTAGCTTGATATTTACTAGATGCATAGTGCTGATTATATGTTCCAATAATATATTCACGGACCTCCTTTAGAGAAAGGTCCTCATCAAACTTAAATTCCATGATTGAATCTCCGAGGTAGTTAAGAAGAAAGAATTGCGTTTATTTTCTTTCTAACATACTTAATTTCTTTTGTCCTTAAAATCTTAGAGGCAAACTCTCTTGTGTAAGCTACGTCAATTCCTGCCATGTCACAGACAACCTCAAAGTCTGAGGCCGTTGTACCAATGCTAGCAAAGAACCATGCAATACTTCTGTCTCTGTCGTACTTAGCCTGCTCTGATTCGTTTGTAGTTTCAGGCTTTGACGCATCTAGTAAAGCCTGAAGAATAACTGTAAGAAATAATGTTTTTTCAGGAGAGTTAGCAGCTTCAACAAATCTTTCTATATCAACAAATATTTCTGTGTTCATTATTCTTCTAACCATTCACGTGGTATGCCATCAGATAACTTGCAATATAAAAACCCATGATGCTGGCACCACTCAGCATATGTTTTTCCTAGCTTAGACCTGTAATTAAGTTTTGTGTTTGGGTTATCAAAAATAAATCTGATGTCAATAAACGGACAATCTTTTCTAATAGCTAAGTGCTTTGCTCTATCTTCAGGTTTGAACCATCCTTTTACTTCAATATAAATACCATTAGGTAATAAGAAATCTGGGGTGTAGGTAAAGAGCCTAGTGACTTGATACTTTATTTTTTCAGTTTCATATAGAATTGGAATGTTGAGTTTCTGCAACGACTCCGCTATTAGCTTTTCAGATGAAGACCTATAAGGTGCTATGTTTTTATTTCTACTACGGCTAGAAATCTTGACAACACTTTCTCTTTTTTTCTTATTGCTTATTCTTCCTGCCATCTTTCTTACTCTACCGCAATCTCTGGCACATCAGGTTCGTTTGCTACTTTGGTAAGATACTTAACTCCATTGGCATACATAAAAGCTCTAAGACCTTTCCCCCCATTAGCATCTTTCCAGCAGTGTGCTTTGAATTGACAATAGTTGCAGCCTGTATCAAGACGCCTGTTGCCTGACTTTCCTTCAGGCACATCTTCATAACATCTTTCCGGTGGAGTTTCCTTTTCAACAATGCCCTGTAGAAAACTAATTCTTTTTTCAGAATTAATCATTTCTAAATCATGAACATTAAGACAGGCAATCTCTCCAGACTGTTTGTCGATAGCAATGAAGGCTGCTTCTTTTTGGCCTTCAGCTTGAGCATAAGAGGATATCTGAGCAATGTATCCAAAAGGATCGTCACCAACTAAGGAAGAATTCTTAAACTTCTTAAATCCAAAAGCAGATGCACTTTTAAAATCAACGACAACATCATCTACCTTGGCATCCAGATGACCAACTACTCCATTAATCGAAACTTCCTTCTGCTCATCAGTCACCTTATGTCCAGCAGTCTTTACTAGAAGTACCAGTAAATGTTCAAGGATATCTCCATATAAAAACTTTATCCTATCTTGTGGAGAAAGTGTCTCTTGTGGAGCCTTGTTTACTTCATACCAAATCTTTCTATTTGGATGCCCCACAAGAGACATTCTAAGTTTACCCTTCTGCTTTCTATCTTCCTCAACACTCTTCTTAATGGAAGACGCAACAGCTTTTGTAAAAGCTTTCATGTCTTTTTCAGCTATCTCAATCTTACTTTCATCAGAAAAGAGATTGTAGATATCTTCTACTACAGTGTGGATGCTTTTCTTATTAGACATGTAAGCTCCTTTTTATATAGACAGTCTAGACCCGCCCTCCTCTAGACCAAAATGCTGTACAACTATTCCTATATACAGCCCCGTGTTCTTCTAATTATAGAGTAGTATTAACTGACTCATTAACGTAGCCATTCTCGACTACTGGAAGTGCGTCAAGACCACGCTTGTATTCAACAAGATTAATAATCTGAACAGCCTCAAGGTCAGCACCAACGCCTGAGCGTGTGGAATATTTCCAATCAAATGTGCGGAACACTACATTTACATGGCTTCCATTTCCAATAAGTGTATCCTCAACAGGATTCTTTTCTGAATCAATAACTGCTGGTGGATCATTCCTTTCACCATTAGCCTTTACTACCTTGCGCTTAATCGTTACGAAACTGCCACGATCATCATCCTTATTCTTGAGAGATAGACCAAGCTTCTTTGCTCGTGCTGCCATATCTTCATCCAATGCTAGGTCAAGACTCCACACACCGTCAGGATTAAAAGCTGTATCTGGGGTAATGAGTTTTGCCCAATAAGCACGACCAGTTAGAACTGCCATATTACATTTCCTTTCATTATGCCGAAGCTATGTCGGCTTGTTAACAACAACTAAACAATAGCAACTAAGGATACTGGTGTCAATAGGTTTTTAAAACTGTCATTTACCAAGCGGTAACTCTACCTGCCTATTATCCACGTTCAAAGATTTAACAAAGTCCGCATACTCTTTTGTAGTTAGGAAGTATGACAAAACATTGTGGAATGACAGGAGTAAGTCAGCTTCCAAATGGTAATCTGCTTTAATAATATCTTTAAGACATTCTTTTACAATGTTGTCAGCAGTATCATCTGATATTTCAATCTTATAAACCATTTATAATCTCCTTACACAGTTTATCTTGAGGAACCCACCAAGAATCTCCACGCCAATATTTATCTGACATTGCTTCTTTTCCTTCAATCCATCCGCAATATGTTAGTTCTTCTGTCTTGCGGTCGTAAGTAACAAGAACAAACTTGTGAGTTTCAATGTGTCCTGTCTTGTCTTTAGCATACCATCGTGGCCTGATAATGAGATGTGCGTTCTTATATTTAGATGTCTTTACTTCTATGTCAGTTCCAACATCTGTTAGTACTCTATCTGTTAGATAATTTTCAGCAACCCAAGGAAGATTAAAAAGTTTTGATATAAAAATTTCTGCCATCACGGCGTAGATTTCATTATCAATTTTTTCTTTATCAGACATTCTAGCAACTAGACGGTCAACTTTGTTTAGCTTTCTAGAAGTTTCTTTTCTGTTTTTTCCACAATAACGTGCTATCTTTTTTTCCTCGTCTGTTAATTGCATATCACTCCTCTCCATTAATGTGTGTAAGCCCAAGAGTTTCCTATCTTATAGCCACTGTCAAGGGGACAATTTAAATTAAGAATTTTCTCAGTAGCTTTTATAGCTTGTTTAGTTATTAGCCCAAACTCTTCTGCTTGATCAGTTCTTACATCGAATTGATATTCATCGTGAATACTAGCCACAAGGTCTGCAACAATTCCACGCCTCTTTGCAATCTTAGTAATCTCTATAAGCCACTGCTTACAGATAACAGCACCGGCACCCTGTATTAAAAGGTTCAGGGCTGAGTGTGCAGACCTTACGCGAAGCATCCTACCATCTAATCCTCGAAGGTATCCTTTCTGTGCGGCTATCTCTACCTTATGCCTTAGAACCTTTAAGGCTGGTACGTTTTGCAAGAATTGATCTATCATTCTTTGACCATCTTTTGATGTGCCACCAACAATTGATCCAATCTTAGCAGGGCCAGCGCCATAGATAAAGGCATAGATGAATGTCTTAGCCTCGTCCCTTGTCTTTAGGCCAGCAGCTTTTTGATTAACCGTATGAATATCACCATTCACAACCTCGTTTATAAACAACTTATCATTTAGATAATGGGCAAGACCTCGCAACTCTAATGAGCTAGCATCACAACCAACAAGTAGCTTACCACTAGAAGCAGTCCAACAGTCTCTGCATTCTCTACCAAACTCTGAATAACTAGCTGGCACTTGCGCCATATTAGGCGAGTGATGTGCCATACGACCTGATATAGTTTTAAGTGTGAGTACTTTTCCATGTACCTTTCCATCATCCTTGTAATATTCTAACCACTGATTTATTTGAGATACTCTTTTCTGAAGCATAAGATATCTTGCGATAAGTTTTGCTTCCTTTATGTCAACATCTTTAAGAACTGATTCATCTACAATTGCCTGTCCTTTTTCTGTAAAAGTTTTAGGCTTCCAACCTCTCCTCATTAACTGCTTAATAATTTGTTGTCTGCTTGACAAGTTAAACTCTTGAAACTTTACGACTGAGTGTACACCCCAGCAGTCTGCCAACGAATCTTCTAAGTGTGCTAGTCCTACTTTAGACATAGAGCCATCTGCTTTAATCTTAGGACTTACTTCCTTTAATAAAGAAGGTATTGGTTTAAAAGATTCCTTTACTTCTTTCTCTATCTCGCCTGACATATCAAGCAGTCTTGCCTTTAGGGAGGTAGCCTTTTCAATATCTAATGAAAAGCCATTCTTTTCCTGAGTATTAATTAAGTGACGAATGGTATGTTCCATTCTAATACTTTCTTCAGAGAAGAGTTTCAATTCTTTTTTTAGTGTTAGATACACTTTCTCAGTAAGGTCCACATCTCTCTTGCAATACTCAACCATCTCGTCTGTACATTCAGACCAATCATTAAACTCTATCTTAGGATAGCCCAATGTATTACCCCACTCTTCAAGAGAGTGTCCTTTCTCTCGCATTGGGTTAGCCAACTGAGACATAATCAATGTATCTTCAACTTGATCTATAGAGATAGTAGTACCTGTTAGTCTATTAAGGATGGGGGCATCGAAGGATATACCATTATGCATTATATATTTTTCAATATATAGCTTTGCAAAAATAGGCCATTTATAAAGACAGTCCTTTCCTCGAAACTCATGGACAGCCCCAGTCTCAATGTTCTTGGCTACGATGCAGTGAATAGTGGACGGCGTTAAAGATTCTGTCTCAATGTCCACTATGTATTTCATACTATTACTCCTCCTCTTCCCGATCATCTTGATTTGAGAGTGGGTTGTCGCCAAGATTCTCAACCTCATGCAGTCTGCCAGTTTCTCTATCAAAAAACAAGTGGCATGCTACACCTGTCTCGCCAGAATACCTGTTCTTAAGAACACGAATTGTTGTGGTGTTTGCTGCATTAGTATCTTCAGCTTGTTGGTCACGCTCTAGTGCTACAACGCAGTCAGACAATTGTGCAATGGCCTGACTTCCACGAAGGTGTGACAGACTGACTGCCTTACCATCCTCATGTCCACGATCTGATCCAGAAGCACGACGCAGATGGCTGACAAGGATTAAAGCACAACGTGTTTCTTCTACTAAGGACCGGAGCTTAGTCATTAGCTGGTCAATGTTACGCCGCTCATCCTCACC